GTGGAATACCTTTGGCAGTGATGACGCAAGGGCAAGACCTGATCGGCATCTGATCAAGATGCGCACCGCTGATAATCCCCACCTGCCGCCCGACTTTATTGAGCGTCTTGAAGCCAACTACGACCCAAGCCTGCTGCGTGCATATTTAGACGGTGAGTTCGTCAACCTCACCACCGGGCAGGTTTATGACCGCTTCGACCGCAACAAGCACGTACAACCTGACCTGCCTGACACTGACCGCGAACCGCTCCGCATTGGCATTGACTTTAACGTCGGCAATATGAGTGCAGTGATCGGCGTTCGCATTGGCAATGGCCTGCTGATCATCGACGAGATCTCCGGCGCCCATGACACCGACGCGCTGGCAGCCGAGATCCGTCGTCGATACGCGGATCGCCGTATTTACATCTACCCAGACGCTAGCGGTGGCAATCGCAGCACCAATGCAACGCAGACCGACATTGCAATCCTTGAGTCCTATGGCATGTCCAACCAATCACCCAGGGCTAATCCTCTCGTTCGTGATCGGGTGGCTGCTGTTCAGGCTATGCTGGAAAACGGCAAAGGGCAAGTCCGACTACAGGTCGCGCCTCAATGCAAGCGATTGACTGAGTGCTTGGAGCTGCAGTGCTACACAGACAAGGGAGAGCCTGACAAGGATGCAGGCTTTGACCACATGAACGACGCCTTGGGGTACTTGGTCTGGCGTGAGTTCAACCCGCTGCACGCTGGTGCAGGACGCAGCACGGGCATCAGACTTTACTGACGGCTGGGTTGCAGATACTGGCTTTTTAAGCTATGGTCGCAAATGCCCACCTTTGAGCCTACTCATGCTCGTCGGTCAAGATCTCATCAACAAAGTAAAAGAGCTGAGCGATCTGAATAAATCAGACCTCGTTCGTGAATGTGGTTACGTCAAAAATGACAAGGTATGCTTCACCCAGTTTTATGAGGCGCTCCTTGAAGCCAAGGGGCTGCAGATGAACGTGCCTGGCAAGCGCGGTCGTAGCCTGACCTATAAGACCAAGGTGCAGTTCAACGGCAAGCTCTCCATCGGTGAGGGTTACGTGCAGGAGATGGGTTTTAAGCCCGGCGACGAGTTTGAGATCAAAATTGGTCGCAAGTCCGTAACGCTTACTGCTGCTAACAGCGAGCAACCTGTAGCTGCTTGATTCAATGACCTTTTCGCTGCTTGATTCAATGACCTTTTCGCTGCTTGATTTAATGACCTTTTCGCAGACTGCCTACAGCAAAGCACGCAGAAGTGCAGCAAAAGCCGCAGGGATGTGTCAAAAATGCTATGGGCAGCCTGCGATCATAGGAAGAGTTAACTGTCAACTATGCCAAATGCGCGTGATAATACGTGAAAGCTTTAAGTATGATCGAAGGCGTAAAATGCCAGGCTCAACTGCCGCTAGAGGCAGTTGCTATGTAGATCAATTTTCTGCATCTGTTCGAAAAACTTGGACTGAGCAAATACTGCAAAAATGGACCGGCAGATGCTATTACACAGGTCTTTTGATTGAAGTAGGCTCTACTGCTGGTCTTGACCATAAACTACCAGTTTCAAGAGCCGCCTCTTTTGGACCTACAAAAGTATTTCACCCAGACAATCTGGTGTGGGTTCATAAATCAGTAAACATCTTGAAAGGAGACATGACAGCGGACGAGTTTGCGGTATGGCTGCGCCAGGACCTTCCCGCTGCTTTGGCGACAGCAACAGTCGCCGCCTAAACTGATTCATAGCCTGCGCGTATCAAGCTGTGTATAGCGGATACAACTTTTACGACCGCCCGCTAGCTCAGCGGACTGTCACGCAAGTCACCGATCCGAACACGGCATGGTTCGCGCAGGAACCTCACTGGATATTGATAGAGGATCTACTGCAGGGCACTTACGGGATGCGCAAAAAGCATCGCCGTTACCTGCCGCAGGAACCACGCGAGCTGGACGAGTCCTATGACAACCGCCTAGCTCGTAGCGTGGTGCCGCCCTTTTATCAGCGCCTTGAGCGCATGATGGCTGGGATGCTAACCCGTAAGCCCGTGCGGCTTGACGACACTGCCGACATCATCCGTGAGCAGTTGTTTGACGTTGACCTGCAAGGCAATGACCTCAACGTCTGGACCTATGAAACAGCCCGCAAGATGGTCCGTTATGGGCACGTTGGTGTCTTGGTGGATGCACCGTCTGATGGGGGTAGACCTTACTGGGTGACGTACACGCCACGGCAGATCCTTGGCTGGCGCACTGAACAGCAAGAAGGCAAACAAGTCCTGACACAGCTCAGGCTGTCAGAGATTGTGACAATACCTGACGGCATCTACGGCGAAAAAGAAGTGCAGCAGGTGCGGGTGCTAACGCCTGGTGAGTACCAGTTGCATCGGCAGAATGCCACCGGCGATTTCAGCGTGGTAGACGAAGGACGGACCAGCTTGTCCCAGATCCCGTTCAGCATTGCTTACGCCCAGCGGCATGGGTTCCTTGAATCGCGCCCACCGCTTGAGGACATTGCAGAGCTAAACCTAAAGACCTATCAGATCCAGTCAGACCTCGACAACATCCTCCATGTCTCAGCGGTGCCCATGCTGGCGCTGTTCGGCTTCCCGTCAAGCGCTGAGGAGGTATCAGCCGGACCCGGCGAAGCCCTTGCCCTCCCCGCCGAGGGTCGCGCCGAGTACATCGAACCGGGTGGCAAGAGCTTTGAGGCTCAGTTCCGCCGCTTAGAGCAACTGGCAGGGCAGATCAACGAGCTAGGGCTGTCAGCAGTTTTGGGGCAGAAGCTCAGCGCCGAAACTGCAGAAGCAAAGCGGCTAGACCGTAGCCAGGGTGACAGCACCATGATGGTGATTGCACAGAACGTGCAAGACCTCATTGATAACTGCCTGCAGTTTCATGCGCAATTCATCGGCAACGCCACCGCTGCCGGCAGCTCTTACGTCAACCGTGACTTCCTTGGCGCACGCCTTGAACCGCAGGACATCCAAGCTCTGCTATCGCTTTACACCGCTGGCACCATCAGCCAAGAAACCCTCCTGCGTGAGCTAGCCGAGGGCGATGTCCTTGGCGATAATTTTGATGTAGACGAGGAACTGGAGGCAACTTCTAATGGCGGGCTGGATTTACAATCTGCTGAACAGGCTGATCGATTGGTTGGTGGACTGGGCGATAATGCTGGAAGCGAAGACCCAGAAGATGCAGATACCGCCGAGGAAGCAGGAGCTTGATTACACGATGGGCAAACTGCCGGAAGAGATTTTGGCAGTTGTACGGATGACGTATTACAAAGACGGCAAACCTGCTGAAGTAGATGAAATGGTGATTTTGGAAGATGGGCAAGATGGTTACGACGCCTTTGCTTCTACAGTTACCGGCGCCTTGACGCGTGGCGCAAACGTTAGCATCCGGTCGCAGTACAAGCCCAGCCAGCTTGGCATTGAGCCATGAGCACACCTGAGGCGTTGTTTCGCAATGCGATTGACCTGAACCGCTTTAGTAATAGTGTTGCTCGGCGTGTGATCAATGCATATAACGACATCATTATTGATGCAGTCAATCAGTTGCGAACGATTGATGAGCTGGCTGCACCTGTCAAAGCTGCAAGGCTGCGTGGCATTTTGGCGCAACTGAAGGATAGTCTGGGCACTTGGGCTGGCGATTCGACAGAGCTGACGGCGCTAGAGCTGCAGGGTATAGCCCAGTTGCAATCGGAGTTTGTATCGGAAGAGTTGCGTAAGGCGTTACCCGCAGGCGCACGCAACATCGTCAACACGGTAGAAATCAGCCCACAGTTTGCGCAGAGTGTGGTGACCACTGATCCCACACAGCTGAATGTGGTGGCACTTAGCGATGATCTCTTTGCCGCAGTACAGGGCGCACCGCAGACATTTAGCCTCACGGCTGCTCAAGGTGCCACCATCACGCTGCCTAACGGCGAGGTCGTTAGCAAGGCGTTTCGTGGCATTGCGGTGGACCAAGCTGAGCGGTTCAGCCAAGTTGTCCGACAAGGCTTGCTGACAGGTGAACCGACGCCAGCCATTGCCAAACGTTTGATCGGCAGTTTGCAGTTTGGTGAACGTGCCAAGACCGTCAGGGAAATTGCGGCAGCAGGCGGTCAGGCAACAGCTATAGCTGACAATCAAATCGTCGCGCTAGTCCGCACCAGCATCAATCAGGTAGCCAATACCGCTAGCCAGCAGGTGTATGAGGCGAACCAAGACATCACGAAAAAGTACCGCTACGTTGCCACGCTTGACACCAGGACAAGTGCCATCTGCCGGGCGTTAGACGGCAAGGTATTTGAGTATGGCAAAGGACCAACGCCGCCGCAGCACTTCAACTGCCGTAGCACCACCGTGCCGGTCATTGACTATAAGGAGCTTGGCTTTGACCCACCACCGCCAGGACGCCGTGCTGCACAAGGTGGTCAGGTTCCAGCTAACACCAGCTACGGCAAGTGGTTATCTGAGCAGGATCTTGCAACCAAGGCAAAAGCCTTAGGCGCTAGCAAAGTTGCTTACTTCAACAAACTATCCAACAAATATGGACCAGAAGCTGCAATCGCCAAGCTGGTCCGCGACGACGGGTCAGAGCTAACCTTAGATCAGTTGCGGGCTCGGTACGGTGCCGTTAAAGAAAGGTAGCTCACAGAAGACCATCTCGGTTAACATAAAAGCTGAGATGAAGGCCGGCAAGCCGCAAAAGCAAGCCGTCGCCATCGCCCTGTCCAAAGCCGGCAAAGCCCGTAAACCCAAAGGTAAAAAGTGATGCCTAAGTACACCGGACCAGCCAAGCCTCAAAAGCCCATGCCCAAGAAAGGCGGCAAGAAGAAATGAAACGCGGCGACCGGGTTAGCTGGAACTACCAAGGCACGCGCACCTTTGGCGTGATCACCAGCATTGGCGGCGAACGCGCCACTATTGCTACACGCACTGGTGGCAGTGTCACTCGTGTTGGCAGTCAGGACGATCCAATCGTTCGGATCAAATCTGAATCAACCGGCAACGCGGTCATCAAAAAACGTTCGGAACTGAGGGCAGCACCCCGTCGATGATCACCTATCGCGGCGAGCAGTTTGACGGCTACAACAAGCCGAAGCGCACGCCAAGCCACCCAACCAAGTCCCATGCCGTACTTGCAAAAGACGGCGAGACGGTCAAGTTGATACGGTTTGGGCAGCAGGGCGTTAGTGGCAGCCCGCCGCGACAAGGTGAATCAAAAGCAGCAACAGCAAGGCGTGCCAGCTTTAAGGCACGTCATGCTGCCAACATTGCTAAAGGCAAGATGTCTCCTGCGTATTGGGCTGACAAGACAAAGTGGTAGCCTCCTCGCAGTGGATCCAATCTTTAAGTTCTGCAACGTAACGGCGTAAGTCCTGGGCTTTGGCAGCGTGCCACCCGCAACCCGTCCGTCGCAACAGATCCTCATGCCGATCAATAGCATCAAGCATCTGTTTGATCAACGGGTTCCAGGGTTCCCGGATTGGCGTATTGAATTCTCGTTTTGACACTTTTGTGTCAGAAGCTGTACGATCGCAGCGTAACTAAGCCTGTGGCTAGTCCATGTCTGATGAAGCACAAGCTCCTGTGGAGCAAAATGCCGAAGTAGCCAACATGCAAGCTGAACTTGACGCCATGCGGCGCAAGAACTCAGAGTTGTTGGACGAGTACAAAAAAGCCATCGCCCAAGCAAAGGCTGTGCCTGATGGAGTCAACGTTGATGAGCTGCTGGAGTTCAAACGCAACTACGAGCAACAGCAACTTGAATCACAAGGCAAGTATTCAGAAGCAAGACAAGCTCTGGAGCAGCAGTTCCGTGAGGCGACGGCAGAAAAGGACCAGCGCATCAGTCAGCTTGAAG